ACATTTTCAATATGAATCAAATTTAAACTCCCACGGTTCTATTTTTAGTATACCGTTGCAGAAGTTCTCAGCAACGGATATTGACCATTCTCTACTTTTATCTGCTATTTTCCAAACCGATATCATTACGTCATTTTCATAAAACTCAACACAGTCAGTATTATTTGATACTAAAATACAAGCTTTTTTGTTGCTATGTTGTTTTATTCCGTAAAACCAATCGATTTCAGACACCATCATCCTCGAACATTATTGTTGATGGCAACGAATACTTGTTCTTGAGCCATTCAGCGAAATTAGTTGTCGAAAGAATTTCTTTCCAGAAATTACCATCGTTTTCGATATCATCACGGCGATAATTCTTACCAATTTCTCCGGTGGTTGCATCTACCTTTGCATACCAACCATTCTTAGGCTTGACGATTATACCAGCTTCAATAGCCAAGTCAAGCATTCCTGACCACTTCAGAATACCTTCTGTATGGGAAACAGTGATTGGAATCTTAGATTTTTCCTTGACATAGCGAGATTTTTCCACATTGATAACAAAGTGATATCCCTGAATTTCATTACCATCCTTATCCTGTTGGCGACCGAGAATCCAAATGTTATCAGCACCATAATAAGAACCAGTTCCACCACCAACGATATCCTTCGGAAACATACCAATTTCCTTATAGGTATGGTTGATCACTACCATAGTAATGTCTTTCAAAGTCAACTTGGCAGTTACAATACGAAACAAAGACTTTAATGACTTTGCTCTTGTCATATCAGCAACGGACTTACCATCAATTGCATCCTCGGTTTCTTTCTTTGATGCAAGATTACCAATAGAATCAACTACAATGAATACCTTATCATCTCTTGTAATGTTTGCAAGCTGAACAGAAAGGTCATGCTTCAATTCTTCTACATCAGTAATCGGTGTATGAACAACAGAGTCAAGAGGAATATTAAATGTCTTGAAGTAACTCTGTGGAGTTCCGAATTCCGAATCATAAAAAAGAATAATTCCGTCCTTATACTTACGAAGGAAGGCAGAAGCAAGTAGTAAGGCAAATCCTGTCTTAAAGTGCTTGGATGGTCCAGCCAACATCGTAACGCCAGGAGTAATACCACCATCAATGCTACCAGAAAGTGCAACATTGATCATTGGAATAGGTGTCAAAATCATATCCTTCTTGGTATAGATTTTACTATCCTCAAGAAGAGAAGTGTATTCAACTGTTGAATTCTTTAATAGTTTATCTCTCAATGACATTTTTTATATCCTTTTGTATGTATTTTGTTTATGGCTTCTCTGATGTTTAATACATCATATCCATTATTGGAAAAAGTCTTCAAGGTTGTTTGTTTTTTCCACACTCCAACCGATAACATCAAGTATAGAAGTGATTGGATCAACAAATGATTTCTTAAATTGCATATCATAATCAATATATTTCAAAATACCGAGTTCACTAGGAACCTCATCCAAAATAGATATTACTGTATCATGAAATGGATTTTGAGGCTTTAAATATGCAAATTTAATCTTATCACCATCATTAATTGACTGATATTTCCTTTCTAGATTATGTTTCGTAAGCAAGTTGTTATAAATCAAGGCTCCCTTCACATGGATAGGAGTTCTTTCTTTGTAAATTTCTTTAGAATCTCTATACTTGGTAAGATTGTTCATTCCACGTGGAAAAGCAATATCTTCAAAAGGAAGTTTCATAAACTCTTCTCGGAAATCTTGAACAAACCTTTGAATAGATTCTTCATTATCATTCATGATAATTTGAAGAGCCTTTTTAATGTTTTTTCTACATGCTTTAGGAGTAGAAGACCTTACAGCTTCAATACCTTGCATTTTGATAACGGGTTCAGTAAAACGCACACCTTCGATATCTAAAGCATTAAGAATATACATTTTCTTTCCGCGCCAAATACCTTTGTTGGCAATGGTTTCACGCTTCATGAACATTTTCTGTTCAAATGCATTCATGTATATAGCTAAATCTTCATATGCTTTATTGATTACCTTTTGAATCTTTTGTTCACAAAAAGTATCAATAATTTTTACAATATCTATATTTTCTTTATCACCCAGCGTATTAACAAGAGGTTCGAGATTGATATAGATTGAGTCAGTATCTGAGGCAATGATATAATCAAAGTTGTTTGTCTTCAACAACTTATTCATATATTCATTAATATGTCTTTCAACCCAACGAATGGAAAGCTGACCTGAAGTAGTAATAGCTTCTGCCATGTCGAAATTGAACCATCTGAAGTATTCATTACCCAAAGCACCGTAAGCACTATTTAACTGAATCTTCTTAGCCAACTGAAGATTGTGATATCGTGCAATCAGATTTTGTGTCTGCCTATATTCTTCTGTTCCTTTTTCAAGAGTTTCTAGCTTCTTTTTTTCTGCAATCATTTTCTTTTTGTATTCGCTACGATCATTATACATCTTCTGCATAAGAGCGGGAAGGAATCCTTGCTTGTCCTTTCGATACTTTGTACCATTAGCTGCGACAGCATGGCTTCCTTCAATAACAGCATATCCATCGATAATAGATTGCAGCCCAGGAAAGAACTCTTCCTTACCAATAAGTGTTTCAGGACTGATATTGTATTGCATAATAAGATGTGGATACAGACTATTCAAATCAAAAGAAACAACCCACTTACTCAAGCCAATTTTTGGTTCCTTTACGTAACCACCAACAAGAGACTTATCCATTGTACTCTTGTTGAATTGAGGAATCACAATTGCCCTATCAAGAAGATAGTTATGAATAATGATATCCCACGGGCGAACAGTTGTAAAAGTATCAGAGAAATTGACTTTTGCATCATAAGCAAAAGCAAACACTAGTTCAATGAACCCTAGCTTTTCCTCAAGCCTATCAACAAGAGTTGTATCATGAATGTTATAATCGATAAACTTTTCAAAGTTGTTTACATACAATCCATGCAACGAACCATATTCTGAATAGTCAAGCTTATTCTCACCAAGTTCTTGCTCGGCGATATGATCAAGTTTATAACTCTCCTGATTGGTGAAAGAGAACTTCTTGTAAAGATGGTAATAATCAAGAACACTGATACCCGCAGGGGTATAAGTTTCAATTTCTTTACCTTTAAATTCAATTGTTCTGTTTTCCAAAATACCCCAAGGAGAAAGCTTGTTAGCAGCATTCTTTCCTAGAATATTTGTAATTCTATTGACAATATAAGGAATATCAAAGAATTCTACGTTCCAGCCAGTAATAACATCGGGCAGAAACCTACCAGATTGCCATACTTTTAGAAACTTTTCAAGAAGGGAATATTCATCTTCACAATGAATATAGGTAACTTTTGGGTCTTTGGGGGTATAAGGATAAAATCCAAATACGACCTTCTCACCCTTTCTGCTAAGGGAGATAGCTGTAATTTCTTTATCAGCCTTTTCGATATCAGGAAAACCATCAGACGAATCAGTCTCAATGTCTAGAAGTGTCATATTGTATTTCACCGAAATACTTATCATGAAGATATACGTATTGGAAATGATTAAGCCCAAAAATTTCGATATTGACAACATCTTTGTATCTTTCAACAAAGTCTTTTGCGTCTTTAATCGAATCAAAGTTCAACTTTTCCACAGGCTTACCATCAAGAGTTCTAAATTCTGTATAAGAATTAGCTCTTGCAGGAATAAACATATAAGGCTGATAGGAGATTATTTCAGAAATTCTTTTGTCATTTTCATAACCGCGAAGATAAATTTTATCACCTCGCATAAAAACATTAGTATAAAAATTCATCATAATCTCCCACCATCTAAAGCCTAACTATACCATAGAGGATGGTTGGAGTCAAGAGAAGATTTCTAGAGCTTCTTTGTAAATTGCCTCACGCTCGGCAAGACCAATTGTTCCACCATTGATTCTCTTGGTAGCACCTAGACAATCACCGTTATCAGCGAAATGATTCAAGCCATGTGATGCCCAGAACCATCCAGCAGACATACATGCACCCTCTGGTGTCTTCATATATTCTACTACCTCATCGACAGTCATGCCGATTGCTTCTGCAAAATGAGCATAATTATCATGACCGGTTAGCTGAATAAAACCACGACCACGGAACTTATATCCATCACCAGATGCTTCGTTACCATTACCCATTCTATTAGAATAGACTCTGTTTGCAATTTTTTCTGGATTATGAGCGTATTCAGAAACATCTACGTTTTGAAAGTATTTTGGAAAAATTACCTTTAGACGTTCTGGTCTATAATTTAAATTCTCTTCTACAATATTAAGACCACCTGACTCATGACCAATCTGCGCCATAAACATAGCGATTCGTTGTGGTGTATTGATTTCAAAACGTTCTAGAGTTTCGTTTAGAGCATCAACATACTTTTCGATAGTTGCGGTCTTAGTTGTTTCAAAGAGAGAATGTAACTGCTGTGAAGTGACAAGCATTAATATCTCCTATTAATAAAAAAAGAGCGGTGTTACCCGCTCTTGTATTTATCTTGGATTCATCATCCAAGTCATCATTCTATTATATTCGATATTCTTTAAATCTCTTTCATTCTGAATATAATAATCGTACATGTAATCATTAGAGCATCTAAAAAGATGCTTAAGCTTTCTTAAAAAATTCATCTTCTATCTTTCGTTTATGTCTTATTGCTATACCATCTATATCTGATGAAGAAATACCTATATCAGCAAGTTCTCTATTTGATAGACGTGAAAGGCTATATTGCACTCTATGATATGCATTAAAGCCAGCGAACCACCCTTTCAGGTGGTTCATGATGTAATTAAACATTTTTATTTTACTCCGTTAAAAGAGTCTTGCTCTTCTTTGTTTGCTTTTCATCTGTGACATCATGAATATCAATCGTCTTTGGCTTCTGTGTTTCCGGAATGATTTGTTCCAACCAAACCTTCAACATACCATTGATCAATTGAGCGTTATCAATCACAACATTATCAGCTAGAG